ATTATAACAATTAGGTAACGATTTAGTAAATACCTGGTTTTATACGTAAATCATTAATTATACAAATAATAAGATATAATCAAAGAGTTAGTCCCTAGGTTGCTACCCCACCCCACCCACTGCTCCTAGGGGCTAACCTTATTAAATATGGTATAATCATTGATATGTGCTCTCCTACAATCGAAAAATTTGGTGCCACACCAGCAAATATACAGTGGACAGTGGTTCGTGGAGACTCCGCCTCATTTACCGTATCCCTTCTTGAGAACGATGAAGTTACAGAGTTTGATACTGAGGGTTGGACATTCTCTGCAACAGCCTATGATCCAGTTTTTAACTTTTTAGATGATCTTCCAGTAACCGTTGATGGAAGCGTAATAACAGTTACCGCTCCATCCGAAACAACAGCACTCTGGGGTGCTCAATTTAAGTCTGTAGTTGCCGAACTGTCATTTGATTTACAAGCAATTGTCCCAGACGGATCATCTACAATTACTTGGACTCCCGTTATAGGAACTATATGTGTTCTTGGAGATGTTACTCCTGGAGGCAGTTTATGATAATTAAAGTTAATGATAAAAATTCTAAACTCCCACCAGTTATTAAAATAAATGGGACCATATTTAAAGTAAAGAAGTAGTTCTGTGGCTATATCAAAAAGCATGGACTCTCCAGTTAAAAAATCTAATTATGCTGAGCAGGTAAGTCAGTCTCAAGTTCAAGATAACACTTTATCTTTTCTTCCAGTTCCAGGACCTCAAGGACCGCAGGGGTCTCAGGGAGAAAGAGGATCTCAAGGACCTCAAGGGCCAAAGGGTGAACAAGGTGAAAAGGGTGATTCAGGCAAAGATGGAAAAAATGGAAAAAATGGTTTAGATGGCAAGAGTGTCTTATCTCCTTCAGGACAGCAGATTGGCTGGGGATATTATCAAAACAAATTATTAAAACAAACAAGAACAGGAATAGACCAAGGAGAAGATGGTTGGGCAACCTTAGTGATTTCTGGCGCTGGACCAAAGACCAATGAGAAATATCTACCAAGAGGACATGTTTCTTTGTGGAATGACAATACTAAAAGACTAAATTTTAAAACCCTTGAGATAGGCTCTATTGTAACGGTTCGTTATAATATTTCTTTAACGACATATGCTAACAATACTGAGGTTTGGATGAGAACCTTAATGTCAGATGAGGATGAGTGCCCCACTCAATATATAGGAAATTTAAAGTATCAATATGACTATGACTTTTCTGTAAACCAGCAACTCTTTGTAAATGGTCCAGAGTCTCAAAATTTTGGTGGGATACCACAAATAAGAACAGATAATCCCTGCGAAGCAATCATTAAGTCTATCTACATATCTGTTTCGTGATATAATAAAGCAGGAGGATTTCTATGGCTTTTCCAAGCACCTATAATTTTACTTACTATCGTGGTGACACATGTCAGTTTGTTGCCCGTCCCAAAAACTCAAACGACAACTCTTCTTTTGATTTAAGTGGATACGATGGACTTTTTACAATAGCAAACCAAAGAGGTTCTGCTGGAACTCAGTATGAGGCAGATGCCGTAGTAAACGAAACAACCGATATTGTTACATGTACAATTAGCCCATCTGTAGGAAGATCTCTTGCTCCAGGATCATATGTCTATGACGTTCAAATTGACAACGGCATTCAAATCTATACACTATTAAATGGATCTATAACAGTTATTGACGATGTTACTGGTGCAGTATAGTGACAGATGTTTGGTTAAATACCGAAGATATTACAGTTTTAGGTCCACCAGAGGTCGTAGAACTCCTTGTTGACATTGGTCCAAAAGGAGATAGAGGAAGCCAGGTATATGTTGGATCGGGAGATCCAAACTCACTGATGTCTGGAACAACTCTTTTTGGAAAGCAAATATTACTAAACGATCTTTATATAAATACATCACCTGGATCAGATTACGGATACATGTATCAGTATGTTTCACAGCCTGGGTCAAATTTGTGGATTCAGATCCTAGAAATTAATCCTACAATATATTCTAAGTCTTTTCTTACAACATATACTGGCGGTACGGCATCTATAACAATACCGATCTCAAATATAGTTACCGTATCTGGAACTCCCTTAACTGCTCAAAACTTTAGTGTTCAATACAGCATTGCCCATACAAACCCAGTTGCTACATCTATGCAGATTCCATCATTGGCTGGCTCTGGAACACAGTTGGTCATTAATTTTTCTGGAGTTGAGTATGTCGACAATGCTTGGTCAAATATAGCAAGTTCATTAACTACTCACATTTTTATAACAATCGTTGGCTCAGCATAACATTCTTACTATAGTTAAATATGGTATAATTCTAAAGAGGTGAAAACATGGCAGCAGAAAATATAGGAGAGTTAGTTCCAACAAAAGTTCCAGGGTATGCAGACTCTGCCGACATTCAGGCAGCCCTTAGACTTTATCATTACGGGTCATACACCTTTGATATTAATGAAGACGATCCCGCACAACTTGTTAACCCGTCTATAGCATATAAACTTAACAGTTTAGAAGATCAGATTGACAACATTGATCTTACTTCAGCAATCTTGAAGACAAATTTAAATGCAAAGGGAGATATTATCTCTGCTTCTGCAAATGACACATTATCAATTTTGTCTTTAGGAACTAATGGACAGGTTTTGTCAGCAAATTCTGCAACAGCAAATGGTCTTGAGTGGTCAACACCAGACGTTACACTTTTAAATACAGTAACATTAGTAAATAAAACGTTAACATCTCCAGTAATAAATGTTTCATTTAACCAACAAACTGCAACATCTTATAGTTTGGCTTTATCTGATAATGGTAAAATTATTGAAGTTTTAAACTCTTCACCAATCACAGTTTCAGTTCCAACAAATTCAACTGCATTTCCAATTGGTGCACAAATAACAGTTATTCAAACTGGTACTGGACAAATTACCTTTGCAGCAACCACACCAGGAACAACTACTGTAAATGCAACACCAGGTTTAAAATTGAGAGCACAGTGGTCATCTGCAGTATTGATTAAGCGTGATACAGAGCAGTGGGTAGTTCTTGGAGACTTAGTTGCCTAATGTCAAAAATTGGACCAATATCATCTTCTGACGGGCGCAAGCCAGGAACACCAACAATTGGAACTGCTGTTGCAGGTACAAACGAAGCAAGTATTACTTTTACATCACCAGCATATACTGGTAAACCAAATACTTCTTTAACATATACCGCAAAATCTTCTCCATCAGACATTGTTGCAACGGGTTCATCTTCTCCAATTGTTGTAACTGGATTAAATGCAACCACAGCATACACCTTTACTGTTAAACTAAATAACACGGTTATGGACTCAGATTTTTCTTCATCTTCAAACTCAATTACACCTACAGCACCAGGACCATTCTTTCCACCCTCATTTGGACCATTCTTTCCTCCATTCTTCCCATTCTTCCCATTCTTCCCTCCATTTTTCCCATTCTTCCCATTCTTCCCTCCATTTTTCCCATTCTTCCCATACTTTGCATTTGAAGCAACTAGAAGATAATTTTATAGTTTTTTCAAAGTTCTTAACATATTGTGATATAATTCAATTATGCAAAACATAGGAATAACAGACTCCCAAGATGGCCGTAAGCCAGATGCACCAATTATCGGATCAGCAACAGGCGGTAATGCACAAGCAGAAGTTACTTTTACTGCTCCATCATTTACTGGTAAGGGAACTGGTACACTAACATATACTGCCACATCAAACCCAGGTGGTATTACAGGAACGGCATCAGGTTCTCCTGTAACGGTGACTGGTCTTGCAAATGGAACAGCATATACATTTACAGTTACACTAAGTAACGGAACACTTACATCAAATGATTCTTCTGCATCTAATGCAGTTACTCCAGTTGCTCCTCCATTTTTCCCACCATTCTTCCCAGCATTCGGTCCATTTTTCCCACCATTCTTCCCACCGTACTTCCCGTTCTTCCCACCGTACTTCCCGTTCTTCCCACCGTTCTTCCCATTCTTCCCGTTCTTCCCACCATCATTCCCGTTCTTCCCACCTTCATTCGGTCCATTCTTCCCGTTCTTCCCATACTTCGCTTTTGGAGCAACTAGAAGATAACCAGCAGCAGGTTTAATAAAAGGGGTGTTTGTTGAATCATATTAATGTAGTTAAAAACTTTCTTGAGCCTGAAGATATTAATAAGTTGATATCTTTTATGGATAACAATATAGAAAAGTTTTTGGTATATCAAAATGATACAAGATATGTCTGGAGATTTGGACATGATAACTTTTGGGAAGACTGTAAAAAAGACTTAACTCCAATTGCTGAAATCAAAGATATTCTTGAAACAAAAATTTTTAACAATATGTTAGAAAAAATAAAAGAATTTTATAACGAAGACAGGGTTATTTCTAGTTTTTGGATATCAAAGCATGAGCCAGGATCTAAAGTTCCTATACATGAAGACACCGACGCTGGCAGCAATTCACATTTTTCTCATAGTGCAGTTTTATATTTAACATCTCTTGAAAATGATGGAATTCTTCATTTCCCTTTTGTTAATTTTAGTTATACCCCAGTTGCTGGAGAATTATTGCTTTTCCCATCAAAATCTATAGACTTTGATCATCAATTTATGCATGAGGTACAAGAAATAAAAAGCACAAGGTATAGTATTGCTATTTGGGCATCTACAGAGGAATACTCTTTATATGAATAAATTAAATTTTGCTTAAAATTAGCAATGTGATATAATTAAAAAAAGGGGGAATCGTGAATTCTTTAGAAGCAAAAGGTATTACTTTCAAAGATCTTGGTAGTGGGATTATTGTGTATAGCAACGTCTTGCCAAGAGGTTTAAATATTCCAGAAAGACTAGAAAATGTCCTTGAGGGCAAAGAAAATATGGTCAATGGAAACGCCATTAGATATGCATGGCAGCCAGCATATGTTGGATATCAAGAACTTATGCCAGATTACAGAGACTGCGTAGACTTTAAGTATAAGAAGAGCGATCTATATGATGATGGAACCGAAGAGTATAAAAAACTTGCCGAAATTTGGGATGACTGTTATAACAATCAAAAGGAAGTAGTGGATCATTATTGTGCAAAGTTTAATATTCATAACCTAAGATATTGGGAAGCATTTAATTTTATTAAATATGAAAAGGGAGATCACTTTCAGTACCATCACGATCATGGTTTTTCATATAACTGTACAGTATCGCTTGTAGGATATCTTAATGATGACTACACTGGTGGAGGACTACACTTCCAGCATCAGGATATTCTTTATACGCCAGTTGCTGGGGATGTGGTAATATTCCCATCAACATACATGTATTCACATAGAGCAATGCCAGTAAATGATGGAACTAAGTATTCTCTAGTTACAATGCTTGATTATAGTGATAAATATCATAACCCTAAGTTTTATCAAGAAACTGGATCATGAGCAATATAATTAGATTTGTTTCTAATAAGCCTGGTCTAACAAATGAGTCTACATCTGTTCCATCTCCAATAATGAAAACTATTCCAGAATGGTATAGGAAAGCAGACAGATTTGCTAAAAAGTTAGATGGGACATTTTGGAAGGGACCAGACAATGGAAAAGTTCCTACCTGGAAAGCATGTCCAGCAATCTTTGATATTATGGGCACAGGATATACACTAAAAACTCCATGCGATATAGAGTTTATAGAAAAAGATTCTAAAACACTTTCAGTTACAATATATGATTCACAGTATAAAGAGTTTTGTACTCCAAGACAAAAAATGCCTCAGTTTGAAAACCCTGCAGGCTATCATGAAAGTCATTTTGCTTGGTTTCCAGACTGGGGGATTGAAACTCCAGAAGGGTATAGTGTATTGTATTCACAGCCATTCAATAGGTTTGAACTCCCTTTCCTTACAACATCTGGAATTATAGATAATGATACTGTCAACCTTTTGGGATCAATGCCATTTTTTATAAGAAAAGGTTTTTCTGGAGTAGTACCAGCAGGAACCCCATTTGTTCAGTTAATTCCTTTTAAAAGAGAAGATTGGTCATCTGAGATTGTTATTGAAGATGAAAAAATAATGTATAATAAAAATAAAACAAACTCTATGAAGTATAGGGTGCCTGATGGCGGAGTATATAAAAATGAAGTATGGAAACCTAGGAGGTATGAATAATGAATGTTTACGATGAAAATGATAATCACTGGTTTACAAAAGATAGATCAGAAACTACATCAACTAGAGTCGGTAGATCACTTAATGAAAAGGTAACTGTTGAAAACCCAGGTCTTGGGTTAAATATATATAGAAACACATTTTCTTCTGAAGATGCAAAAAGATATATAGATACACTTGAGTCAAACTTATCACAAAATAAAAAGTATAACTGGTCCGAAGCAAAAGTTACTAATTCTGATGTTGCAATTAAAAAAGCAAGAGATTGTGTAGATTTTAAATATAAGCAAGAAAATTTAGGACCAAGAGACGAAACAAATTCAGAACTCATAGATTTGCATCAAGAGATATACGAAAAACTAAAGATGTGCATAGATGATTATGCCAGATATTGGGGAATAGAAGTTGTTTATTACGAAGCCTTTAACTTTGTAAAATATGAGGGAGAAGGAACACACTTTAATATCCATGCAGACCACGGTCCAGCATATAACTGCACAGTTTCTGCTGTTATATATATTAACGATGATTATGAAGGTGGAGAAATCAAGTTCCCAAGACTAGATAATTACGTTCATACGCCAAGAGTTGGAGATATTGCAGTATTTCCTTCAAACTATATTTATGAACATGCATCTCTTCCAATGAAGTCTGGAACAAAGTATTGTGTTGTAATTATGACTGATATTAATAAGTTAGGGCATAGAGATCATCAATGATTAATTTATCCGTTGAAAAAATGATGGGATGTCCAATTATAATTTCACCAATGTCTATTAAGAGAGACTGGATGGATGAAACTCCACAGGGCCATGCCTATAGATGCTTTCCAGTAGGACAGGCAAATATGGTTGGCTGGAGTCTTTCATGTACAGAGGATATTCGTTTTATTTGGAACGGAATAAATGACACAAGTTCTGAGACAGTTAAGATTCTAGATGAAAAGCAATACCTATATACTGGTCGTGGGCAATCTACAATAAGTTTTAGTACTGGACTAGTGTTTAGATCAGAAGAAGATATTAGTTTGCTTACTATCAATCCAGTAAATTCTTTTAATGAAGATTTTGAAACAATGTCGTCATTAATTAGTACATCTTTTTATGATAACCCAATTCCTTTAGCAATTAAGGCAAGGGTGCCAAATAAAGAGGTTATTATAAAGGCAGGAACGGTTATCGCAACCATAATTCCAATATCCCTTACAATGCTAAATAATACTGCAATTGACATTATTGACTACACTGACATTGACCAGAAACGTCAAACAGCAAACAAGGAGTATGGTGAGGCAGCACAGGTTATTAATCAGACTGGAAAGTGGACCGATTGGTATAGAGATGCAGTAAATGAAAAAGGGGAGTCGATTGGTCGACATGAAGCAAAAGCCTTAAAGTTATCAGTTATAGATAATACATCATTTCAAAACAACTACATCCTAGAGAAAAAAGAGATATAATGTTATGATGAATACTAATCAAGAAATGAAAGTTGTAAAAAGAACAGCATCACTTACCCCATCTGGATTTTTTGGCAACAGTCCAGACATGATTGTTGAATTAGAGAACTTCATGACTCAAGAAGAGATTGAGTTTTTAGAGGCTGCTGCCAAATCAATTACTATCTGGGATGTCACAGAAAGCCATGTTAATGAAAATGGCACTGTTGTCTATGATGCTGGATACTGGAAAGATCGTGTTGCATCACAACCTTCTTTAGATAAAAATGATCCAGCAATCTCTCCAGTAATTGCAGGTTTGTTTAAAAGACTTCAGCCAATTGTTGAAGAGTTTTATAAGGTTAAGGTAGTCCCAACTGGAACGACTATTGTTAAGTGGCTTCCAGGACAATTTCAAAATCCACATGCAGACAAAGAACTTCACGAAGGTCCAGATGCTGGAACACCTAATGATTTTCCCAACTACGATCTTTCAAGTTTGTTTTATTTAAACGATGACTATGAAGGTGGAGAACTATATTTCCCATTGCAGGGCGTACAGTTTAAGCCAAAGAAAGGCGCTGCATATTTCTTCCCAGGAGACAAAAACTATATTCATGGAGTCACAGAAATAAAGAGTGGACTCAGATTTACATGTCCGTTCTTTTGGGAAATTACAGAACATACAGGTGATAGAAAGCCATGACAGAAAGAGTCCTAGAGGCAGTTGAAATATATCCGAATATTCTTGTATATAAGAATATGTTTAAGGATATATCAAAATCCTATAAAGTTTTAACAGATTCTTTGGTTGAAACAGAAGATAGAGTTTTTAGTCCTTGGAGTCAGTGGTCTATTTTTGGAGAGTATCTAGATCCAATAACACCAACATTTGGTATGAACGATAAATATGGAAACTTACAAAATATTCAAACAAATACCCCAACCCAAGAAGATCAAAAACAATTTGGTCTAGAAATGATGGAAAACTTTCATTTAGTTACAGAAGACTACATCAAAAGGCATAATGTAGAAGTAGATTTTGATGCAACGTTTCTTGACGAACACGACTACTCCCTTCCAGTATGGCGATGGTCTGGCGGAACAATTGGAAAGTATCATGTAAGCACTGACACGCAAGAGCATGGAATGAGATACCATTCAGACTATATGGCAGAGCAGGCAGATGCTCCAGGATACAAGTTCGTAATAACTTGCACTATCTATTTTAACGACGACTATGAAGGCGGGGAAGTTGATTTTGTAATGGGGGACAAACTTGTAAAATATAAGCCAGAAGCAGGAGACATGCTTGTTTTCCCATCAGGACATCCAGACTACTTAACAGAAGATGGAAAACCATACCTACATGGTGTAATGCCAGCATATAAGAAAAATAAATTTTTAGCAAGAATGTACTGGCAGAAATACCAAAGAGGAACAGATGAGTGGTATGAAAAAGAAAAAGAGTTTGGAAAAGATGTTTGGGCCAAAATGCAGCCAGAACTAGAAAAAGCATTTAGAGCAAAATATCCACAAAGAAACGAAATAAAAAATGGAGTGAGACTACGATGAATCTAAAAAATAAAAAGAGAATTACTAAAGATATCGTTATATACGAAAACTTCCTTAGTGATGAAGACTGCCAAAAAATGATTAATGCATTGGATGCACAGGCAGAAAATGGAAAAATTTCTTGGATGCCAATATCGTTTTATGAGTCATACTCTTCTGTTTTGCCACAAGACAACGATCAGGAAATCATTGATGCTGGATTAGCACCAACAATTTTTTCAGATATTGAAAACACTATGCCAGAAGCAATTGCCTCAGTTCATGATCTAGACCCAAAAACAATTTCTAAGATTGGGTATCATACTCAAAAATGGGAGCCAGGGGCATATGCAAGAGTTCATTCAGATAACACAGATGAAAAGGGTAACTCTGGAGCATTTACAAGAAGTAGATATGCAGGGTTTTTATATTTAAACAATAACTTTGAGGGTGGTCTTCTCAGGTTTCCAGACCAAGATATAGAAATTCAACCGCAAACTGGAATGCTTGCTGTTTTTGACGGGGGATTTAATAATATGCACGAAGTGACAATGATTACAAGTGGTGTAAGATACACAATTGGCTCATTCTGGGATGACCGTGAAGAAGATGCCTATCCAGAAGAACTCAG